GTCTTGGTCTCGTCCTCCAACTCATCCTGCTGCTTCTGACCTGGATCCCGGATCAATCGCTTGATCAGGCTCGGGTCATCCAGCTCCATGATGCTCTTATCCAGCTCTACCTGATCGACCCAAGGGCTGTTCTGGAAGAGTTGCTTACGGTTAATGGCCTGCTGAACCATCATCTGCCGGCTGACCATGTCCATACCGCCCTTCGGTTCCAGCTCATATTGATCGTGCAATGCCACCGGATCCGCATCCAGCGAGTCCTCCGCAAATCGATATCGTAAACTCTTGGAATCATACTGAACATAAAGTCCCCAAGCTTGCCGGTACATCTTGCCTAGTGCCATACGGAACAATCGCGCCCGCAGATCCCCACTCTGCATCGCCTGAGCATTGATGCTCTGGATCTCGGTCGCCGTCCGCCGGTCACTACCCCCGCCCATCGCACTGCCCATCGCGTAATCCGGACTACCGATCCGGTTCTCCGCGACCGCCCGAGTCTGGTTCAGCTCCTGATCAAAGCTCACCGGCGGCTGCGGCATCTGGACCGGGGCCACGCCATACGGCAAGATCTGACCCGGCGAGAACCGCAGGTTGATGCTGTTCGGCAGCTCCCGTTCCGCTCGAAATAGCGGGCGATTATAGAGCATTATGGAGCTGGATGACCCGTCGCTGATCAAGCGATTGATACGGGATCCAGGTCAGAAGCAGCAGGATGAGCTGGAGGACGAGACCAAGACGATCCCGACACTGCTAATCGGCATCCCGGTGCCGGCTAAACCGGGTCAGAACTTCGCGGGCCGTATCGGTGTGCTGATGCAGTACCTGAATGGGGCGATCCAGCAGGGTCAGCAGTTCAGTCCGGCTTCTAAGAATGCGTTTATGGTGCGGATCGACAGCCTGTTGCAGGGGTACGAGCAGGTGGCGACCAATGAAGCGCGGAAACTAAGGGCTGAGATCCAGAAGTTCCTGACCAGCAGCGGTTTGTTGCAGCAGCAGCAGCCCCAAATGCCAATGCCGCCCGCCGGACCAGAGCCGCAGATGGCCCAGCCTCCCGTTTAATAAGCTATGACCTGCAAAGATTGCCGATATCGAGCCTCCGACAAGACCTGCCGGCGGTTTCCGCCCACCAGTAGGCCAACTTGCTGGCCCACTGTGCTGGATTTTGATTGGTGCGGAGAATTTTACGCTATGACCGCTATTATTGTGGAGCCTCAGCCCGTTTTGACCTCGATTCCGGTGCAATCACAGCCCCAAGCTCCGTTAATGGAGCAGCTTGAGGAGGGTGTGGCACCGAAGATCAGGTTCCAGAAGGCCAAGAGGCAGGAGAACATCAAGGAGTTGCAGGATTCACCTCTATTCCAATCTTGATATGGCCGAGTACCAAGGAAAGAAAGTATCGCTTGGCAAACCCTTCTACACACCGGGCGAGTCCAAGAAGAAAGCGGTGTACGTCCGCAATCCGAAGGGCACCGTGATCAAGGTTCGTTTTGGTGATCCCAATATGGAGATCAAGAAGGACGATCCGGAACGGCGCAAGAGCTTCCGAGCGAGGCACAACTGCGATACGGCGAAAGATCCTACGAAACCTAGAACTTGGTCATGTCGGGCATGGTAGATTTATGAAGAAGAAATCGAAGTTCAGCAAACTGGCAACGCAACTCAAGAAGGAGGGCGCGGATGATCCCAAAGCTCTAGCGGCATACATTGGTCGCAAGAATCTTGGGGCCGCAGAGTTCATGCGCCGCGCCGCAGCCGGTCGCAAGAAGGCTAAGTGATGATCTCACTCATTTCACGAGTCCGCGCCGCATGGGCATTTGGCCGGCATCAATGCTGGGTCGATGCGCTTCCTTGGAACAGGGATGACGCGACCACCCTCAATAACTTTTTCAAGAGCGAGACCGGAAAAAAGTTCAAGGACGCTCTCCTGAACACTGTTCTTATGCAGAACGCTTCTGCAATTACGGACAGAAACCATTTGCAATACTCCTCTGGATTTGCAATGGGTCAGGCCAGTCTTGTGAAGGTCATCGAGATGATGGCCGACCGAGAATCAATTACGGGACAGGAAGATGATCCGGATTCTGTCACGAATACATAGGATCAAAGTTGCGGTTGCTGCGTCTGTGCGGACCAGCAAACGAATAAAAGCACAATATGTCAGATGAAACAATGAGTGCCGATGCGATGCTCGCTTTGGCCAATGATCACGATGCTGGTGTCGATATCGACAGCCAACCACGGGAGCAGACTCAAAATAAAAACGAGTCAGCTTCGGTTGAGCAAGATTCCTCCAATGAGGGGAGTGCCAGTAAAGAGGTCAATGACCGCGAGCAAGATGATGTAGGCACGAGCAAGAGTTCAGAGACCGATTCCAAGGCCAAGCAGAAGGAGGAGAAGCCGAAGGATCAGAAGAGCAAATTCGCCCAGGATCAGAATCGAAAGACCAAGACCTGGGAACAAATCAACGCTGAGAAGGAGGCTATCAGGGCCGAGCGCGAGGCGGTGAGGCGTGAACGGGAAGAGTGGATCAAGCAACGGGAGCAATCCAGTGTTGCCGATACCAATTCTTTTCGGGACGAGAAGGGTTACACTGCTGAAGATTACGAGGCTGCGGCCAAGGAATTCGATGCGGATGGTGACTCTCAGTTGGCCAAGGCAGCGCGAGCTAAGGCTGATGGCGTCCGTAAGACCGTGAGTGTGAAGCAGCAGCAGGTTCAACAGGAACGCTTTACGAGGACATGGGCAGATAATTTCAACAAGTTATCCGAGAAGGAGACTTGGTTGAAGGATCAGTCCAGTAACGAGTACAAGCGAACGGTTGAGTTGTTGCAGCGCATTCCGATCTTAACAACGCTGCCCAATGGGTTAGCCCATGCGGTAGAATTGATGAAGCTCCAAGATACTGCGGGTCGATCTCAGTCTGTAGAAGCCGAGAATAAGTCTCTGAAAGAACAGCTCAACAAGCTCCAGCAGAAGACCGCCATTGGTAAAAGCGTTCCGGCAGGACAACTCAAGACCGAGGAGAAAGATTTCTCAAGGTTATCCCAGAAGGAGCAAAGGGATGCGCTCATGCGAGCGACACGAGAGTTCGACCGGGAAAGCAACCAATAGCACAACCACAACTAAAATATGGCAGGCATTACTAATTCAACCACACTTACAAACCAGTTCCAGAACTTCTTCAGCAAGGAGCTTCTCTCGATCGTCCAACAGGAGACGATTCTTGATCAGTTTGCCACCAAGGCTACGATCCCCAAGAACAACGGTAACCAAGCCATCACGATGTTCCGCTTTGGTTCGCCGAGCGTTGCTGATGTTAAGACGTTGACTGAGGGTACGGCAATCGGTTCCGCGAACTACCGCAATCTTGTTCTTAACAAGCTAACCAAGAGCCTCTCTCAGTACGGTCAGGTGATCGGATTGACCGACATCCTCCGCGCTACGGACCTGTTCAACTCCCTCCAGCAGGCCACCAAGACCTCTGGTATGGACATGGCCCTCTGGGTTGACTCGGTCATTCGTAACGTCCTCGTTGGTTCCAATCTCACCGCCAGCGGCTCTTCGATTGGTAACGGTATTGAATCAACGATTTCCAACGATGACGCGATCAACGTCAGTGCGAACGCAAACCCTACGGGTGTTAAGGTCTACGGCAACCCCGCCACGCTGACGACCCAGACCTTCTCTGCGTTGAACAGCGATACGACTGCTGCTAACACTACGATGACCGCTTCGGCTGTCCTTGATTCCATGACCCGCCTGAAGCGTAACCGCGCTCCGATGATCAACGGTGGCTACGTCCTCGCGACCGATCCTCGTGTTACCCGTGATTTGATGCGCGATACCGATTGGTTGAACGCCTCCAACTACGGCAACAAGGGTACCCCGTTCTACAAGGGCGAGGTGGGTTCCATCTACGGTTGCCGCGTTGTCACTCAGACCAACTCGTTTGTCAGCACCGGTTCCGGCACCGCTGGTGATGAGTTCGTGTATCAGGCTTCCGCCGCGGGTGGCGGTCTGGCGGTTAGCAAGGACATCATCGCTTCGTTCTTCCTTGGTAACGAGGCGTTTGGTATCCCTGCCTTGACCGGTGATGATCCGTTGTCCCCGAAGGTTGTGATCACCGATACCCCCGACAAGAGCGATCCGTTGAACCAGCTCGTCACCGTTGGTGTGAAGCTGTACTTCGCCGCTCTGCGTTTGGCCGCTGGTAACACGAGCGCAACCAACACCAACAACCCGGTGTGGTACTTGGTGCATCGTACGAAGACCTCTACCACGCTGTAATATGCGACCTAAGACGGCCACCATCATGGTGATTGCCGTCGGCCCAAAGGGGCATCGTCGAGAAATCGGTGGTGCCCCTTCTCATTCCGCTTGCGGATGTGATGAGGCTGACAACAATGCGCCAATGATTGCGATTCCAGTCGAGGCTCTTTCCACTGACACGGAAGATGGCCAACAGGCTTCCCCCGAGGTTGGTGATGAAGTTGTCCTACAGGAAGTTCGGGGTATTCTCAAGAAGCTTGAAAATGGTGAGGCTTACGTTGAGATCCAAAGCGTGAACGGTATGCCCGCCGAGTACGAGAAGGCCGGCAAGGAATCAATGGAACCAATGGACGAAGAAGGTATGCGAAACATGGTTTCCGAGTACGACAGCGAGATGGAGTCTTAACATGCCGATCTACACCTTCGAAAACAAAGGCAAGTCCTTGGAGCAAATCGCTCCGATGGGAACCGATTCTCTTGTGATCAAGGGTGAACGCTGGACGAGGCAACCGGTAGCCCGCTTCGGGGTTACCGGTTTTGCCCGCGAAGCCGAACTCAAGGACAAGGTGAAGCAGGGATTTAGTCGGATGGAAGACCGGCAGGGTACCCGCTTTGAAAGCACTTTCAGCAAGAATCAGATCCGTAAAATTTGGGACATATGAGCATAGAATCTAATCTGGCAACCGAGTATTCGATGGGCAATGCGGGCTTCCAGCTCGTGACCTCTACCGCGTTGACCACTGGCCCATTCGTTGCGATCACCACGATTGCCGTCACCACTTTCACCTCGATCACCGGTAATGGAATCAGCGGCTCTTGGTCCACAGCGGCTATCCCCGCTGGCATTACGCTTCCTGGGCCGATTACGAGCTTCCAGATTTCCAGTGGTCAGGTGGTCGCGTTCAACGGAATCATCAGCTCCTAACCGTGACACTCGCTCTTGGAACACGATTGGCTTCAAGTGGGTCTGGCGGAAACGTCACACCCGCCGATCTGCCGATCGTGCGCCGGGATCTATTGCAGGAAGACGAGTTCTTCGTACTGCAAGAGGATGGAACTGGGAAGATCGTGTTGTCTTTTGGCACCTACGATCGAATGGCAACTGAGCAGGGCACCGATCTCATTTTAACCGAAGCATCCGACAAATTCATTTTAACCGTTGAATAATATGGCAGACACAAAGATCACAGCACTGACGGCGTTGACCGCCGCTGATCCGGCTAATGACGTTATCCCTATCGTTGATGTCAGCGATACCACGATGGCGGCAAGTGGCACGACTAAGAAGATCAGCGTAAACAACATCCTCGGAGCATCCGGCACCGCCACGCTCGCCTCCGCCACCATCACCGGCGCGGCTACAGTGGGCACGACGCTGGGTGTGACTGGATCAGTATCAGCAGGCAATTTAAACGTTACCAACTCGCCAATTCCAGCCAATGGCGTTTATCTTAGCGGAACCAATACCTTAGCAATCTCAACAGCTTCGACGCTTAGAGCTACCCTGACAGCTACTGGGTTGGGTCTTGCTACTGCTCCAGCCTCTGCTCTGTCGTTCCCGATTGGAACCGTGACGGCGGTTGGAATGACCGCTGCCACGGCGCATCTTGCTGGCAATGTTTCGACGCTAAAATATGGCGTCCTCGACGGTGGCAGTGATTTTGGTGGTCTTCATGTGTTCAACACACACGACGGAACTTATTCAAGCACCGAGGTAGGATTGTTTACGGGAGAAGGTGGTGTTAGCGTTGCTACGCAGAGAATGCGTATTGATAAAACAGGAAATGTAGGCATTGGAGTTACTCCCGGTGCTGCTGGTGGTTGCCTTCAGCTTAAGTCAGGTATTACATTTCCCGCCACTCAAGTCGCTTCAGCCAACGCGAACACGCTGGACGATTACGAGGAGGGGACGTGGACTCCTACGCTGACGTTTGTAACCCCCGGAACGCTTGCTGTTACTTATTCTCAGCAAACCGGAAATTACACAAGGGTTGGAAATCTTGTAACGGCTCGTTATGCTATTACAATCAATATAGGTGGATTGGTAATTGGAACGGCAAGTGGAGGTCTTAATATTACAGGGCTTCCGTTTGCTGTAAGTGGTGTTGGAAACCAATATGTAGACTTGTCTGCTAGTTTGACAGATCAAACTTCTGGCAGTCTTGTGATATCTTATCCAAGCACAACTCTTATCAACTTTGAACAAACAAATGTTAGTGGAACTCGAATAGTTAGAGCTGGCGCACTAGTTTCTGCTTCTGATTTTGCTGCTGTAAACACTGGCGTAATTTCATTGAGAGCTGTAGTAACCTACACCGTCTAATCCTATGCTCACCGAACGCACCATTTTCTCGCTCTGCGAGGTTCTTCCTAACACGACGCTTCAAGTCCGTCTTGCGGACCAGATCGTCGATGGAGAAGCCGTGAAGGCTTCCACCTTCCGCCGCTATTGCTTGACTCCCGGCTCAGACCTTACGGGTCAGCCGGAGCAGGTTGTCGCGATTGCTGGAGCCGTATGGACTCCTGCCGCTGTCGCAGCATACGCCGCCGCTCAAACCCCTAACCCCACCATCCAATGATCGTACCAGTCAATATCGTCGCAGTGCAGTGCAATCAGAACAACTCTCTGTTCGTGACGACCGGAGTTGATTACGACAGCGATGGCGCGGTTGTCGGTTCTGAGATTACCGCTCAGTACACGCTCAACCCCGGTGACGACCTTACTGGTCAGCCGACCGAGGTGGTGAATATCGCGAACGCGCTGTGGACTCCGGCGGTTGTGGAGGCTTACAAGCTGGCGAATCCGGTGGTTGAAGCCGTACAGCCTAACGAGTAATGGAACCAACGAACAGCAGCACCAGCCCTGGACTCAGCCTAGCAGCAGCGGCAGGTGCCACCGCTGTTTCGTTTATTCCAGTGCTCACCGACTGGGTAAGGCTTATCACAGCCGTGGTTGGCTTAGTTTGCGCCTGTTACGCCGCATATCGATTATTTAAATCCAAATGAAAAACACAAAAACAACTCTCGCCGGTGTCGGTGCCATACTGGTCGCTGTTGGTGGTGCCTTACGGGCTGCCTTCGACGGTGACCCCAGCACCAACATTGACATCGCCTCGACCATCGCCGCGGTGACCGCTGGCATTGGTTTGATCTGGGCTAAGGATGCAAAGGAAGCCGAAGTTACCAAGCCGTGAACTGGATCTACCAGATCCTTCGAGCAATCCTCGACTTCCTACGAGCAACACCACCCACCGATGTGCAACATGGCAAAGCTCCCGAGGCCCTCAAGAGCGATCTGGATGGCCGCATTGCTGACCTGCCTGGGCTGCCAGGTGACCCGGGTGGTCCTAGTGCCAAGCGGTGATCCGGTGATGCTGGCGCAGCCGGTAAAGGCCAGCGTCTACGGATTCGATGCCGACAAGAAACTGGTCGGGCCGTCCCAGGTGACTCTTCCGGCCGGCTGGTACGTCCTACCCAAGAA